CTGAAGCAGTAACTTCATCTGCAGGTGGTGCGTTATTATTAACGAACGCTGCTGGTGATAACGATCTAGACTTTTTACAATTAAAAGGTGAGTCTTTTAAGTACAGTTCAACTAAAAATATGTTCTTTAAAGCTCGTTTTAAAGTTAGCGATGCAACACAATCAGATATTGTAATGGGTTTACAGATTACTGATACATCTCCATTAGCAACAACTGATGGTATCTTTTTCCAAAAAGATGATGGTGATGCTAATCTAGATTTTCATATCGAAAAAGATTCAACACAAACTGATAATACAGCAATCTCTACTTTGTCTGACGACACTTTCGTAGACGTTGCTTTCCATTATGACCCTAAAGGTAATCTTGGAAGCGGTAGTTTTAAAATTTATGTAGACGATGCACTTGTTGCTACACAAACTACTTTAACAAATGTGCCAGATAACGAAGAGCTAACTGTTTCTTTCGGTATTCAAAATGGTGCGGCAGCGGCAAAAACCATGACAGTAGATTACATCATGGCTGCTGTAGAAAGATAGAGGTAACAAATGGCTGATGCAGTAACTTCACAAATTATTGGTGATAATGTTGGTGCAAAAAGCATACTTGTAAAACTTACAAATATATCAGATGGTTCTGGTGAAAGTGCTGTAGCTAAAGTGGATGTTTCTGCTTTAGCTAAAAGCACAGATGGTGAATCGTGTTCAAGAGTTGCTGTACAAGAAATATATTATGATATTTTTGGTATGAGAGTGGACTTATTATGGAACGCTACTTCTAATGTTATTTGTAAAGTTTTAGGTGCAAATGGTGCTTTATCATCACAAGGTTATATGGATTTTAGAGATTTCGGTGGTATAACTAACAACGCAGGTTCTGGTATTAATGGTGATTTACTATTAACAACTACAGGACACACCAGTGGAGATCACTATACTATTATCTTAAAACTTTCAAAAACGTATTAATATTATGGCAACCTCTGGAACAAGAACTTTTACCCTCGCTGTAGATGAGATTATAGAAGATGCTTATGCTCGTATTGGTGGAGAACCACAAACAGGTAAAGAAGCATCTGTAGGTAGAAGAGCTTTAAATTTATTGTTACAAGAGTGGAGTAACAGAAACATACAACTGTGGACAGTTACGGAGTCAACTCAAACTCTAACAGCTAACACAACAAGTTACACACTCAATACTCATACAGTAGATATTACAGAGGCGGTCATACAAAAAACAAATTCTGATTCTACAGTTACAGATTTTGAATTAGAAAGAATTAGTAGAGATGACTACCTTCGTATCCCTAACAAAAGTGATACGGGTAGACCATCTCAATATTTTTTAGATAAACAATTAACACCTAAAGTATTTCTGTATCCTACACCAGATAATGCAGATGTATTTAAGTTTAATGAAAGAACAAGAATAGAAGATATTACTTTATCTACAGAAACTGTAGATATACCAGACAGATTTTTGCCTTGTGCTATTAGTGGGTTATCTTATTATTTGGCTTTACGAAGACCACAAATAGATATAAACAGAAGACAAGAACTCAAAGTTCTTTACGAAGAAGAACTAAAAAGAGCTATGGAAGATAACAGAGAAAAAGTAGATTTAATTATTCAACCAGAGATCGCAAGACCATGAGTGACCCTAAAGTGGGCACAGGTAAAAAACCTAAAGGTTCTGGTAGAAGATTATACACTGATGAAAACCCTCGTGATACAGTAGGTATAAAATTTAGCACACCTGCTGATGCAAGAAAAACAGTGGCAAAAGTAAAAAAAGTTAACAAACCTTTTGCGAGAAAAATACAGATACTAACTGTTGGTGAACAAAGAGCAAAAGTTATGGGTAAAAATCAAGTAGTGAGTATTTTTAAAAAAGGTAAAGATGCCATTAGAAAGGCACACAATAGAAAAAAGAAATAGGAGTTTAGATGGCTTACGCAACAGGTAAATATGCAAAAGCGATATCTGATAGAAGTGGGATGGAATATCCATACAGTGAAATGAAAACTGAATGGAATGGTTCTTTTGTACACAAGTCTGAGTATGAAAGTAAACACCCACAACTTACACCAAGAAGGCATAGACCAGACCCACAAGCATTAAAGGATGCGTCTCCGCCAAAAAAACTAGACCCATCAGATCAGTTAGAAAATGGAACAGTAAGTTCCTTACTAGCTAGTCTAGGTGTAACAAGTGCAGATAGAAAGATAACATCTACTTTTACATCTGCAAATGCTTCACCAATCGCTACAGCCTTGACATTAAGTGCAAGTTTAGGTAGTGAATCTGTAAGTGTCAGCTAAGATAGAATTATTTGTAGGAACACCTTGTTATGGTGGTATGCTCACAGAAGATTATCTTCATGGTATATTACAATTACAAAACTTTTGTTTAGAAAATAAAATAGGTTTAAACGTACAAACTTTAGGTCAAGAGTCTTTAGTCACAAGAGCAAGAAATACTTTAGTTGCAAATTTTTTGGACAATGAAAAGTTTACACATTTATTGTTTATAGATGCAGACATAGGATTTAGTCCAGATAATCTAAAAAGATACTTTGAATATGACAAAGATGTTATCTGTGCTCCTTATCCTATGAAACTAATAAGTTGGAAATTATTACCACAACTAATCAAAGATGGAAAAGATTACCAAAATCTTTGTCATCCATATGTTTTAAATTTTGCAAACAAAGGGGAGATAAAAGTAGATAAAGGTTTTGCTGAAGTATTGGATGCAGCAACAGGTTTCATGTTAATTAAAAGAGAGTGTTTAATTAAAATGAAAGAAGCATATCAAGACTTAAAATATGTTTCAGATCAAATACTTAATGGTAAAGAATTTAATTCAGAAAACACCTATTTGTTTTTTGATACAATGAAGGATGAAGATGGCAGATACTTATCAGAAGACTACGCCTTCTCAAGAAGATGGCAAAAAATCGGAGGAAAAATCTATGCAGATATTGGATCAAACCTTTCACATACTGGACAGTATAGATTCTCTGGTAAGTTATGGAAACACTTCAACATCGAACAAAAGTAAAAACGTAGTAGTACCTGTAAAAGGTTTAAGTTTTAAAATTACAAAAGGATAACATGGCAGACGCAGTTGTGAAGCCTATTAAAATGGCTATCGTTAAAAATCCTAAAAAGGGATACATAAGAACACCATCTCCAGAAGAGATAAAAAAATACGAAGAACGAGAAGAAAGATTAAAAAAAGAAGGTAAGAAATAATGGCTGATGACGCAACAATAACTTTAAAAGCAACTTTACTTCCAGATGAGATAGCTAAAGTTATTAATGGCTCTATGATCGTTTCACCAGATGATGCAAACGATAAATGGTATTATAAACTTACAAGTGTAACCACAACAAGTGCAGACTTGATTGCAGGTAATTTTATAGATTACACGGCAGTTGACCAAGATACTGCACCAACAGCAGTTGCCACAGCAGACAAAGTTAAATTTTTATTTGTTAAAAATACAAGCACCGCTGATGGTATAGTTATTTCTATAGATGCAGGAACAGCAGCTTTTAATTTAGCAGATGGTATTTTTATAGGACCTGAACAATCTTGGTTTGCTAGATTACCAAATGCAACTGTAGCAGATATTCATGCAATAAGTGCTGATATAGGTGACGCTGGTGATGCTAGTGCAGAGGTAATTGTAGCAGCACTAATAGATGATGTAGCGTAAGGATAGACATGGCAACAATGACATTTAGCAGTCTTACACAAGACATAAAAGATTGGATGGAAAATGATGGAACAGAATTTGCTAATGAAACTGCAAATTTTATTTCTCTGACCGAACAAAGAATATCCAGAGACGTAGACCCATATGCATTTCATGAGTCAGCTAATTCGTCTTTTAATGTTGGTGACAGATTTGTTAGTAAACCTGCGGATGCAAGAATTATTTTTCATTTCTTACTAATTAACTCTAGTTCAGAAAGAGTTTTTTTAGAAAAAAGAACCGATGAATTTATTTATGATTATTGGAAAAATTCATCAACAACTGGAACACCCAAATATTGGGCAAATTATTCAGATACCGCAATTTTGGTTGCACCAACACCTAGTGCTGCTTTGAGTATTGAAATGACATATTCAAGAAGATTAGCAGAGTTGTCTAGTACAAATACTACTAATTGGTTAACCGAAAACGCACAAGATTTACTTTTGTATGGTTGTCTTATGGAAGCATCTACATTTACAAAAAATAGAGAAGACTATGTTATATATTCTGACAGATATAAACAGGCAGTAGAATCTGTAAACAATCAAGCAAGAAGAAGAAGACGAGACGACTTCACAGCTCCTGCAAATGTCATGGGAGAAAATTATTTAAAAGAAATGGGAACATAGGAGATTACAATGGCAATAACTCAAACTTTAACGAATGTATTTAAACAAGATTGTCTTGATGGAGCACAAAACTTAGGAACAAGTGGTGACACTATAAAACTTGCTTTGTACACATCAGACGCAACTTTAAATGCATCAACTACCGCTTACACAACTTCAAATGAAGTATCTGGAACTGGTTACACAGCAGGTGGCACAACACTTTCAAGTCAATCAGTAACACTAGATACATCAAATGGAGTTGCTTTTTTTGATGCGGCAGACCCAACTTTTAGTTCTGCAACTATAACTGCAAGAGGAGCTTTAATTTATAACAACAGCAAATCAAATGCAGCGATAGCAGTATTAGATTTTGGTTCTGATTTTTCATCATCAAATGGAACTTTTCAAGTTCAATTTCCAACAGCAGCACATAACACAGCTTTAATTAGGATTAGCTAATGGCTTCGGGCACTGGTGGATGGAACGCAGGTGCGTATGGTGATGATGGTTGGAATGATGGAATTATTTTAACTGAAACAGGTATTGCAGCAACACTTGCATTAGGAAGTGAACAAGCATCTGGTAGTGCTTTAATTAATCAAGTTGGATACGATACTTTTAGAATAAGTTTAGCAGACTTATCTGCAAATATAACAGGAACAGCTTCTGTGAATACTGTAACTGGAATAACAGGAACAGGTTCTACAGGAACTGTAAAATTTTGGTCTTTAATAGATACAACATCAGATGGAGACGAAACATGGACAACAGGAGTGGCAAATTAAATGGCTAATGCTTATACACAATTAGGATTTGTAAAACAGGCAGATGGTGAAAATATTGGAAGTTGGGGTGATGTACTCAACGAACAACTAATAGATTTACTTGATGATGCGATAGGTGGATATGTAGAAGTTAGTGTTGCGTCTGGTAATGTTACTTTAGCTTTTGCTGATGGAACAGCAGACAATAATGGAAGACACGCTGTAATAAAATTTACAGGTTCTCCAGGTACAACAAGAACAGTTACTTTTCCTAACAAACAAAAAACATATTACATAAACAATGGTTCTGATGGTTCTGTTATTTGCACATCAGGTTCTGGTGCTGCAACAGTAACTATACCAACGAGTAAAAAAACAATTATTTATGTGGATGGAAGTGATGAAGTTCACGATATGTTCTCTTCACCTTCTTTATCAGATAGTTCTGTTACCAACGCAATGTTAGCTGGTAGTATAGCAGACTCAAAACTTTCAACTATTTCTACAGCAGGTAAAGTAGACATAGGTGCTTTAGAAATAGATGGAGCAACAGATATAGGTGCTGACCTTGCTG